TCGAGCATTTTTAGTTGGCTTGGTTTCATTTTTGGTTTATTTTATTTTTAAAAATTATTGCTTCAGATTTTAAATAAAACCCTTTGATTATTTCTTTACCTATCATAACTGTATATGTTGGGTAAGTAAAAGGATTTTTTATTTTAATTGTTGCTTTCATAATTTAATTTTTTACTTGTTTTAAAAGTTTAGCTAAAAAGTTTTTTGCTTTTTTTTCTGAAGTTGTAGCAAACCTGCATTGGTTAGCGCTATCAATTACCATGTAAGTTTTTGAACCGTTAAATGTAATTTTTGCGTAAGTCATTTTGTTTGTTTTTTCGTTATTGATAAATCAAAGATACAACCTTTTTTGATACCACCAAATTTATTTTAAAGTTTTTTTTATAATATATATATAATAATTATAATAAGCCTTTATTTTATTGGGTTTCAGCTTATAAAATAAATTAAAAATCCCACCGTAAAAACGGCAGGATTAAACCAAAACTAAAAAACAAACTATCTTTTTGTGCGTTCATACTCAATAAGGCAATCGGCAAAACTATCTACAAACAATTCATTGTACTTTAATCTTTCTAGCTTCATTGTATGTAATATCTGATGTATTAATTCGTGGTAATATATTTGCTCTTTGCTTCGCTTAGTTAATTTCTTTCCTGCATAGGTATCGCATAAAGTAATTATTTTTAAACTAAAATCCGCTTCACCTAAACAATTGTTATCATTACAATATTCATTGTCTATAATATTAATTATTCTTTTGCCTCCTAGCTTAAAGTTTTCGGGTATTAAAATACTTCCGTTCATCCCTTGTAGATTATGCCGTTATAATAACATTCTCCATTAAGAATTAAAGTAGGCTGGGCAAAAAACCCTGCCTTCGTAAATACTACTTCAATGAATCCTTGTTGCCAATCAGCAGTCTTTCCTGTTGGGAAAAATTCAACTTCCTTTGTTAATCTTGTACATCCACTTTCTAGCCAAACATAAGGGTTTTTCCTATTGGTTAAATACTTTGAATTTAATCTGTGAGTATGACCAGTAGAACCACTCCCCATATACTCAAATATGTTTTTCTCTGCAGCAGTCTTATTTAAACTTAATCCATGTGTTATGTCGAAAATATTAAATAAATTGTACACGTCGCTTTCGTCATATATAAAGCCATCACTTTCCTTAAGGTCTAGCATCTCATTGTACTTAGTACTATTATAATATTTATATAATACTGCCAATCTTGCCAACTGCTTATCTCCTAAATTATATGGGTTTGTAATTCGTTCATCGTGATTGCCTAGCCTTACTCTTATCTTTGCGTCTGTGCTTAATCGTAAAGGCTTAAGTATCTGCTCTTTAGTGTATTCAATTTCTCCGACTTCAGTATATCCTTTAAGTATACCCTCCTGATAAAGTTTCTGACTGTGCTTTGATATGTAAGGCATATCAGTTACATCACCGTTAATAATTACCTCATCAAATTTATTATGCTGAAGTACTTTATTAATGCAACGAAGTGCCGAAAGGTCTGCCAGCCATCCATGACAGTCAGAAAATATTAATACCTTGTAAAGTTGTTTATCAAATAATTGCTTTTGTTGCCACCAGTCTGTTTGAATTTCGTTAAATCTTGGTCTCATATTTTGTAAAATAAAGTTTTGATTCCGTTGCTCTACGTATAGATAAGCCTTTAATTTCTTTGCCGCCTGCTTTATTCCATCTTGCAAATTCTGCGATTATAGTAATGTCCTTTGGATTGGCTTTTACTTTTCTTAATAATGAACTTCTACTTAATGCAGCATTTCCGCAATTATATTGAAATGACAAAAGCGCATCAAATTGATTTTGATTAATAACTGTCTTTCCTAATTCTTTATTTAAAAAATCTGCCTTTCGTGTAACTTCATTTTTTAAAAGTGAATCAGCTTCAGCCTGTGTTATTTTAGCACCCATATAAATAGGATTGCCTTTGCTATCCAATACACTACCCCAGCCAATTGTTATAACATTTGCAGAGCATCTATAAGCCTCTAATTTACAACCCTCAAATAACTTTATTAACCTGTAAAATTCTTCTGATGGCTGCTTCATATGGCAAAACTAAATATTTATTGATAACATTTTAAAAATGCGGATAACTAAAGGAATTGACAATAACAACAAAAGACCAATAAGCCACCAAATAACTTTATTTTTTCTTTCAACTTTACCGCTTAATTCATCCTTCGACTTTTGCAATTCACGAATTACATTGTTAACCGAATCTAATTGAGCATTAATAATAGTTAGCTTTGCAGTTGATTCAACTATCCTTGTAATGTAGGTTGTCTTAATAGGTAACTTTATAAATTTCGTCCCATATATTGTATCTATTTGGGACAGGGTGGTAAAGTTCTCTACTGGAATACATTCAATAATCGTATCCCTTACGGATATAATCGTATCGATACGGATAACATCACAAGGGAATGAATCTAAGGCAATTCTAGCCACTATTTGCGGATAATGAGCCAATGCCTTACCAACTTGTTTAGTCGCCTTAAATTGGGTGTAGCAGCCTCCTAATAAGGAAACTACCACAAACCAACTAAATACCCTTAACATCATGGTCTTTAGAGTACAGACCTAAAAGAACCACCCCGATTGCAGCTACTAATTGCAATCCGCTTTTATTGTTAAAAGAACCAGCGGTATATGCTTGCAGAAGCGCATCCACTATGAATGGTAAACCAGCCAATAAGCCAGCTAAACTTGTTTTAAGATTTTTCATTTTTATCATTTTTTAAAAGTTTAAAAATTGTATATGCTATTGAAAGCACCAATAATGAAATGCGTAAATAGGTTTCAACACTTGTAAGAGATACCGAAAGCGCAACCCCATTCAATATGTATATTTTGTAATCTTGAAAGTTCATTAGTCTTGTTTTACAAATCGTGGATATTGACTTAATATTGTTGAGTCCACAGGATAATTACTAATTCCCCAAACTGCAACTACTGAAGCAGGAATATAGCAATTAAAATCAGCTAACTGTTGGTTATTTTTACCTCTTAAAGTTACATAAGTATTACATCCTTCTCCGTTACTTGAAAGGTTGTTTGCAGTCCAACTTAATGACCAAGCTAAATCGCCTGAGTAGTTAACTATTACTGGCTTTATTAAGATGCCACCTTTTTGATAGTAGATGGTATCGTTTCCGATTATAGCAGTATCGCCACCATTTCTAAACATTTGTGCTTTCGTTGACAAACTAGCCAACACTAAAACTGATAAGATTATTTTTTTCATATTACTTTTTTATTTCTTTAGGCTTTGTTGCGATTAATTCGTATTTACTTAATGCTTCTAATACATAGGTACTTGCTGCTTTGCTATCTAATTGTTTTTGTATAATTGCAATTACATTTTTAAAAGTTGTTGTATCCATCTTAATAATTAATGTGTCGGATACTTGGGCAAATGCTGCTGACATACTTAATGCCATTACTAGGGTTGTAATTGTTTTTTTCATATTTGATTTTTATTTGTTACCATTTTCTTCTACGCCCAATTTCACATTGTTTAATTGACATTCTTATAATCCATATCCCAAATAAAATATAAAGTATAATTCCCATTTTATTTGTTTTCTAATGTTTCTATTCTTTTAATTAATGCTTCGTTTTTAGCTGATAGTTCTTGAACAGCTTTTACTAATGTTGCATAAATAGCATCCTTTTCAAGTCCTAAGTATTTAACATCTTCTCCAAACTCTTTAATGGCTTCAGGCATTACTTCTTTAACTTCTTGTGCAATAAAACCAAATTGTAAACCTTGATTAATTAAATCTTTTTTCCAAGTATAATGAACAGGTCTAAGTTTTAAAATGTCTTTTAATCCCCAAGATATATCTGTTATATTTTCTTTTAATTTGCTATCAGAAGGATTTGTACTAGTTAACAAACCACCATTTGAGTATACTAATCCTGTTCCTAATGAACCAAATTCTCCTGTTGATGCTAACAATCCACCTCTTGCTCCATCATTATATCCGCTACCTCTTACTGCTATCCTTAAAGTATTATCTACATAACCTTGCAATACAACCCCTGCACCATCAGCGGAAATATTAGTTACTTTATTAGTTACACTACTAGAGAATGTAGCTGCTCCTGTGGATGCTATTTTTAAGTGACCTGAACCACTACCCGATGCTAATAAAACTAATTCCGTATTAGTATTATCCCACCAAATATTTGCTTTTGATACATTATTGTTGCTAAAGTTTATTTGAGTAAATCTTTCACCTGCATTGTTTAATTGTAATTGGTCACCATTGCCACTTTTTACTGTAACCCCACCACTAAACCTTCCTGTACCATTAACATCTAGTTTATATCCTGCATCTGTTGTAGTGTTAATTAATACATTTCCATTATTTTTTAACATCATTGTGTAACCTACACCAATGCTATAAAAATATAAATCATCTGTATTACTTTTTGATATTTCGTATTTTGAAGTACCTGAATTATTTGCAAAAGCTAATGATGAATATTCATTTGAACTTGCATTTAATTGTATTTTAGTTTGTATTGTACTATTAAATGTAGCTGCTCCTGTGGATGCTAATGTTAACCAAGTAGTTCCACTTTTGTTTCCAAAAGTTAAAGTGTTTAATACATCTCCTGTATTTACTCTAAAATCGTGATTTGTTATAGAACCTATTGAAGATACACCACCTAAAGGAGTTGGTGATTTAAATGCTGCTGCTCTTCCGTCTTGGTCTTGAACAGTAACAATACCATTACCATTACTTACACCTGTACTTGTAAATGATAAAGAAGTTACACTTGAACTAAAACTTGCAGTTGTCCCACCCAAAGCACCTGTAAGTGTACCACCTGTTAATGGTAGATATCCACTTAATGCTGATGTAGTTGCATAAGTATTAGCTGCCCTTTGTCTGCTAAGTATTGATGCAGAAGCAGTATCGACTAATAATGTTCCTGATGTTGTAATTGTACCACCGCTTAATCCTAATCCTGTTGCTATTGATGTAACCGTTCCGCTTGTTAATTGTGATGTTAGCGCAAGCGTTCCTGTTGCAGATGGTAAGGTATAACCATAAGTTCCATTAGATAATGTGCTGCCAAATGTCGCAATACCTACCGACTTAAAAGTTCCGTTAACTTCTAATTGATAAGCAGGCGTAATTGTTTTTATCCCTACATTTCCCCCAGCTTGTAAAGTCATTACTGGTGTAGCAACTCCCGATTCATTAAAATTAATATCGTTATTATAAGAAGAAAAATCCCACAATTTATTGGATGATGATGTGTTTTTAAATATTAATCCTCCGCTACTATTATCGGTATTTAATAAAATATTACCACCATAACTCCCAACTTGTAACGCACCATTTGCGCCAGCAGTTGTATTTATACTTACTGCATTTCCATTGTCTTTAATATTACTATTTCCTATTGTAGTTGCTGAAGTAAATTTAGGTACTGTGTTAGTTGTTCCACTTAATACGTCTGCTTTTGCATTAATTCTATTTGATAGCGAAGCAGTGTCACTACTATTTAATTTTGTGTTTATACGGTTTGATAAACTTACAGTATCTGAATAATTCATTTTACCATTAAAGGTTGACCAATCCGCAGACTTTAAAGCACCTCGTTTTGTTGCGCTTGCAGTCGGTAAATTAAAAGTATGTGTATCAACTAAACTGTTAATATTAAAATCACTTCCTACCGTATCAACGGCCAAATATTGAGTATTTGCAGCCAACCCATTTAACGATGTTACACCACCTGCAAAACTTGTTGTAATTAAACAAAGATGTCCGTTTTCAGTATGTAGTGTAATTGTCTTACCTGAAGTAGTAACGTAAACTCTTACCACTAATCTATCCGTTATAGATAATGCAGTAAATGGGACTGCTAAAGAAGTTAAATATAAATCAATAATAGTTCCGCTTGTAATTAATTCAGGTACTGCCGAACCACTAGCAATAGAAGTAAAATTAGTTCCATCATACTTTAATAACTCAATATAATATGAAGGTGTACCGCCATTTGAAGAAGCACTAAAAAACATTTCAAAATTCCATGCACCTGCTGGTATTTCAGTTCTGTTAGGGTCTAAAGAATCGGTAATAAATTGAGCAATTAATCCATTGCCTTGTGCATTTGTTCTGTTAAAATCTGCGCCAGTTCCTATAACTGGAATTTTACTCATTTCGTAATAAGTACTTCCGCCAATAGTTCCCTGACTTGTTCCCCCATTTAAATAATAATCAACCGAAGAACCACCGCTTGAACCTGATGGCAAAGTAGCCAATTGACCATCACCCCTAATATATTGTGCCGCCGTTCCTGCTCCTGTTACTGCAATCGTTCCTGTGCTTGTTATAGGGCTATTGCTAACGTTAAAAGCAACTGGCATTGATAACCCTACGCTTGTTACCGCAGCGGTTAAATAAGGGTCTAACATTGCCGCAGTATCGGTATATTTAACACGAGCATTTATAGCAGTTTGGTAATTAGATAGCATCGAAGCCGTATCACTTATATTAAGTTTTAAATTTATTCTATTGCTTAAAGAAGCAGTATCACTTGAATTTAATTTAAGATTAATCCTATTACTTAAAGAACTTGTATCACCTTTTCTAAGATACGGTGAAAGCATAGAAGCAGTATCGGAATATTTTACCCTTAGATTAATTCTATCGGATAAAGAAACTGTATCGGTTGCGCCTATTTTAGCATTGATTCTATTTGATAAACTAACCGTATCCTCTACCAATGCAATTGTGCCTGCACGAATAGGCAAGTTATAAGAGAATGTAGTACCACTTGCAGGGTAATTAAAATAAGCACCCTTTTGACCACCGCTATAACTTGTATAAAAATAATATCCACTATTGTTTGAACTTATAGAAGTATAACCCAACGTTGAAGCACCGCCAGCACCTACCTCATTTTTTATTTGTAAAGAATAATCTGCATTTATTAAAGTTCCTGTTAAATTATAACTTCCCAATGTAACGTTATTTGTTGCGCCTGAATATGGCACATAGCCAGTCAATGCGCCACCATAATTTGGAATATTTAAAGTAGTACCTAGCAACGTTGCCAATCCTCCTGTGCCAATAGTAGTTAAAATTAAACTATCCATTTTTTTATTAATCCTATCCGATAAACTTGCAGTATCTAACTTCCGTAAATAAGCTGAAAGCATGGCTGCCGTATCACTATATTTAACCCTTAAATTTATTCTATTTGAAAGGCTTAAAGTATCTCCTTTTCTTAAATAAGCTGATAACATTGAAGCAGTATCTGAAATATTTAATTTGCCATTAATTCGATTGCTTAATGAAACACTATCAATATTTATTTTAATCCATTGTGTACCACTATAAACATAAAAACCGCTATCAGTTGTATTCCATCTTATTTGCCCTGCATCCCTTCCACCGCTTATATTTCTTAAAGAATTTATACCTGTTGGAATAGTTAAAACACTATCGGTAAGAAATCTTTTTACAGGACCATATCCAGCCTGTGGCATAGCTTGATAAACCTGTGCTTTTAATCCAAAAGATAAAAATAATAAAACTATGATAATGGCACGTTGCATCCTGTAAATTCGTTTTGTGTTGAAATGTTAATTGTGTATTCTATCCCTGCTAAATAATCCTCGTACTTATCAGATATTGCATTAAAGGAAACGTTATCATCTATTGAATAACTGTTTCTGCCTGTTCTCATTAGGCTTAAAATATCCGACCCTGTTTGTATTTGGTCGCTTATAACATCGTTTTCAAATTCTGCTTCCTTACCGCTTTTATCTAAAAAGAAAAATTGAACATTAAAGACTTGTTCTCTGCCTAAATTTAGGCTGCCAGAATTAACCGAAAAGCAAGCTATTGGATAAACTGGCTGCTCATCTCTTAACAACCATTCTTTTGGCGTTGTGAACTTTGCCGTTTCTATCATTGCATGGCTTTGCAGTAGGCTTGTTATTGTTGTTATTAACTGGTTGTAGGTCATGAAATAAAACTTTTTGAATTAATGCTTTTTTATAAGCCATAAATTTATCTTATTGTGAATGAAAATACTTCGCCAGCTTGTGTTACATCTCCAGTCGATAATGTAACTACACTGTTAACAATTTGTAAATACATTGGATTTGCAGTAGGTAAATTAGTAATTCCTTTAACTAGCCCTGACCTTGTTGCAATTAATACTACTTTATTTGTTAATCCACCAACTGAAAAGCTATTATCCCCTGCTGCTGGTGTATGATAAATAGTTGTTGCGCCATCCGTAGTTGCATTATTAGAAAATACCCTTACTCCATCAACTACATTACCTAAATAAATAGGACTTGTATATGCTTTTAATTCGGGGAATATAACATCTAATCCAGTTGCAGGATTAAAGTATTGAGAATATAATAAATAATTTTCTCTTAAATAATTAATTAATCTTTGCTTGTAAAATTCAGCAGTCTTTTTATATTCATTTCCTATCAATTCCAAATCTGCCCTACTTGGTGCGTTGCTTTCCTCACTTGTCTTTTGTAATATACCTTTACTAAAAAACTGATAACCTAATCCGAAGGGTAAAAGACTCATAGTATACCATACTAAACAGTCAGTTATATAACTATCTAATAATACTTTTTCTAAATTAGAAAGGTTAGCCGCTTCAATACCTGATTGCAAACGTAGATATAAGGTTGAACCTAAAGCAGGTTGCAAATATAAATCCTGTGCTACCTTAATATGTGGCTTTAATTGTTTGCCATCAATAGCGTCACTTATTCCTGTTCTGCTTTTAATTAAACTTTCCGATATGAATAATATATTTGCGCTCATTTATTTTTTCTTTTGAATTATTAAAGCCTTCCATTCATGTCTGCATTGTGTATCTATTACTCCGTCATTATTCCAAAACCCTCCAACCCTATCAAATACCGAATATCCAAGCGCAACACTCATTTGCTCAATCCTTGCCCTTGACCATAATTTAGTTGTTGCAAGTTCCATCATTTTAACACAAAATATACGTGATGGGTGCGCTGGTGTATTTCTTTCTGAACTTGGTACAATGCTTCTCCATGCATAAGTATAACCAATCTGTAACACCAATGGACTAGGTTTAGGTACATCAGCCTTAATGCTTGTCCTTGTTCTTTCTATGATAGTATCTTGACCTACCTTTACTTCTTTAACATCAATAATCTTATTATCAATTAAACTTTTTAAAGTTGCATCAATGACCTTTATATCCTGTTTTAAGACCTGTGAAAGTACTTCGCTTGTAATTCTCTTATCCTTGTTGAGATAGCCTAAAATATCAGCCTCTAATTGGCTCAATTGCTTATTCTCTGCAAAGTGATTAAAGGTATTTGCAGGTTTTTCGCTTAATACTTCATAATCGCTTAAATCATCACTAAACTTTTCAAACATTTCTACCAACTCCATTTCGTTGTCATCACTAGAAAATGTAGCAGGGTCTGCGTCTAAACCTAGAAAAGTATTAACATCGGAATCAGTAAAAGCAAATCCATTCTTTAACATCAATGCAGCCTGTTCTTTAGTAAGTTTTCCATTGGTAAACTGCCTAACAATTCTCATCACATTTTGATATTGCCTTCCTGTAAGGTTTTTGATACTATCATTTGATGCTGCAATAGGCTGCTCGGTAGGATTAGTTAAAGGATTTAAAGTAGGATTAACAACAACCTCCGAAGCCAAACCTAATTTCTCCCTTATTTCATCCCTAGTCATATTAGCAGCCATTACACTTTCGCTAAATTCAAAACTTAACGGCTCAACTGGTATTAATTCATAATCTCCCTCAATACCTACATAATTAAACAACTGATTAAATACTTCCTCAATTGCTTGCTGCCTTTCGTTTACATAAGTATTTGCAAATATTTTATAAGCATCTCTAATCTCGGTTGAACCGCCAAGCTGCCCTTCTGTCTTAATCCCGAATAAACTCGGTGAAGTAACCTGATGGCAGGCAAATATTTCTTGCTGAATTAAATTGTTAACATTCGTAAAATCTTCCTTTGTTAACATCGTAGAAGATAATGGCAATATTTCAGCACTATTATCTTTCGATTTGTTAAACATTATTACAACTCTATCCCCTTCGCTGCCTGTGAATTTCTTTTTTATTCCTCTTTCAACCGCTTCTTTTGCTTCCTCTGCTGGTTCACCGCCATTTAAGTTAATTAAAGTTGTAGCAACAAAACCATCTTTTGCATTTCCTAAAATATGCCTGCTTACTTGTACATCACTTTCAATATAATTTAATCCCTGATAATAATTAGGTAAAGGATAGTAATCTGATTTAGGATTATATTGTTTTACAAATAAAATTTGACTTGCAACAGGGTCAGCAATGTTAAAAGCAGGATATAATCTCGGTGTTTCTTTATTATCTGACCAATCATTTTTTACTTGAAATTCATTCTTTTCTTTATTGATTCTAACTTTATGATATTCAAGGTGATACACATCTTTAATCTCGCCTAATAAATTATAAATAACTTGTAAATAATAACCACCGAAAAGTTCATCGTCCAAAATACATTTCTTTGTAACTTGATTCCAGGTTTCACCTTTAGTATTTGCCTTCTGTTGAATACCATCCCAACCCTGACCGAATATGTAATTAGTTTTACTCTTAATAATAGCACCATGTTTAGGACTTTCGTTATACAGTCCTATAAGGTAATCAGGATAATTGTTATTAATCCCAAATTCAATATACCCTTTACCTTTCTTTTCTTCAAATCTAGGTTGCTCCGCTTGTGCGAATTTAACTGTGATAATATTATTATAATTCATAAGTAACGAAATTATTGTTTTGTTCTTCGTATTTAGTTGGTTCAAATGCAGTTGATGGATTAAGATACATAAACCCTTCCTCAACCACTACTCCTGCTACTGTGAAATCAGTTACCAATACTTTTTGATAAATTTTATAACTATAAAATCCCTCCTCCTTTAAATCAAAAAAGTTATTAACCGTAAATGCAAAACTATCGTATCTACCAGTTATACTCTGATTTGTTGCCATTAACTTAACAACATCAAGGGTAACCCTGTGGATAAACACAAATAAAAAAAAAGGGTTTGCAATAGTAGCCTTTTCAGTACCTGTGAAATAAATTGTTTCGGTAAGTCCTTTTGTTAAATTTATCATATTAAAAAACCCCGACTTTCATCGGTCGGGGCATAAATTAAATATTAAGAATTGTTATCCAGCAGTAGTTAAAAGCAAACCTAGTGCGTTTGTAACTTCAAAGAAATCTTCCCTTTCACTTGCTTCAAATTTAAGCATATAACCTTGTGCATCAGCAGCAGCAGCACCACTTGTTCCTGTGCTTGCAGCTAAATACATTCCGAATTGCTTACCATACATTCTGTAAGTGCCATCTTTATCAAGTGTAACCGCAACAATTTTATTTTTACTTAAAGTAGTAATAATATTCCTTGTAGTAGCATCTCTTTTATTAATAGGGAAATCTAAAGTTTGTTCAAAAAACAAAGTACCATTCTCAATAGAACCAGTAGGATTGCTTGCAGCAACTGCACTTGATTTAGTAGGTATTTCAAACTTAAAGAATTTTTTACCAACTGCTTTTGTAATTCCTGTAACAATACCACTAGCATCGGCTATTGTTACGTTTCCAAATTCTGCGAAAAATACTGCGTCAATTCCTCCAACGGATTCCCGACAGTCTATTGTATATCCGCTTACGATTGCACAAGCCATAAAATATAAATATTAAATAGGGAGATAGCGAACCACCTCCCTATGTTAGAAAATTAAATTGCAGCGATGAATGAAGTTACCTCGTTAGTGAATGCAACGTTTACCCCGATTTTAAATTCTACGCGATATCTGACGTCATTGTTGTCTTCGGAGAACCACAGCTTATATGCGTTTTCCTCATCCAAAAGGTCAACCGCCATTGCCATATTTGCAAGACTTATTGCGTAAGCATCACCAGTTCCATTCAAACCATTTACACTTACTACTTCAACGTTAGTTGCAGGCAAGATAAATGAAGCAGCTTGTGAATCTTGTGGATTATAAGAAAACATATTTTTCTCTCTGTAAGCAAGAATCAACAAACGATACCAATCGTTACCAACGAATATCTTTACATCACCTTTGCTCAAAACTTGAACAGGGATAGCTTTGTAAATTCCTTCAGTACAAGCAATAACGTTTGAAGCATTAACGGTAACTACTGGTGAACCTGTAATGCCTGTGTAACCTGATACGTTTGCAAGTACTGGTGAACCAGCAGCAATTAATTTTTGTAATCCGTCAAATTTGTTAAGGTTGGCCGTAGCGCCCGTTGAATCTCCCTGCCATATTGCAGTTTCAAGTTGAGAAGCAATACGCAAATTCTTTTTATCTAAGAATGCTTTTTGGAAATCTGCATTACCAAAGTCCTCGTAAGTGCTACCAGCTTTGAGTGCCTCTTGTGTGAAGTATGCCTCTAAATCTTTCGGGCAAATTTTTTCTTCTACTTTAATTTTACCAACTGTAATTGAACGTTGAGAGAAAGTTGTCGTTCCGCTTGCGTCAAAAGAACAAGACTGTGCAGCAAATACCGCATCTGTTTCCATCAAAGGAATTGCAACAGAACTTTTTACGTTTGGTATAACGATACCGCTTGCAAGAATTAACTGTTGTGTTTTTGCGTCAAATACAGCACTAGTAAGTAGTGGTTTAACAAGTTGTTTTGTGTATGCGGATAATCCGCTAAAAGCTAATGCCATTTTTTTATAATTGTTTAGTTAAATAAAATATTTAGTGTTCTTTTTTCTTCTACATCTTTAAAAGTGTTTGACGTTCTTACTGAACTATCAGGTGCTTGTACTGGTGCTTCCACAAGTAAAGTTGATAATTTTAAAAGTTCATCAATTACTTTATTTGCTTTCTTCATTTTAACCTCGTAATCAGCAAAACGTTGTTCGTAGGCTGAAAACTTAATTTCATAGTTAGCAAATTTTTCGCTTGTCAATGTTTCAAATGCTGCAAACTTTGTGTTCATATCTTCAACGATAGGTTCTTCCATTGGTTCTTCAGGCATTGATATTGCAGTAATAACTCCGTTATCTCCAATAGTCATTTTTGTACCATCTGCTAATTCGGCTTCGCCTGCTAATGCAGCACTACCGTCAATCATTACAATACCACCAACTTCAAGAACATCAATCATGACTTTACCGCCATCCTTTAATTCGTATTCGGTAGGTTCTGCAATCGGTGCAGCCATAACTTCAGGGGCAGCAGCTAATTCATTAAAATATTGCTTTACTTTTTGTAAAATTTCTTTTGCTTCCATATTACTATTATATTGATTTTTAAAAACTGTTTAAAATTTCTCTTAATTCTGCTAATTGCTTTTGGTCATCAGATAGTGGTGCTTCATAATCAAACATACCCTCAACACTAAATCCCTTTACTTTGCCTGACTTTACTAATTCCCAAACCTTCATATTTTCAACATAGAAACTACCAAACCAAGTTCCATCAGGTAGGTCTTTAAATGCTTCCATCGGCTTAATACCACGCTTAGAATCACTTATAAAACTTTCAAACATTGTTACCCCTTCCACTTGCATATCTGCTTCGTGCATAAGGTTTACGTTCTTTTGATATCCCTTTTTGCTAAACTTAATTGCTATCTGTTTGATAGTATCACTCGAAAACTTTACATAGTGTTCTCCAAACTGTTCTGAATTTCTGTAAATCAATTGTTGTGGAATCATTAATGCGCCTGTGATAATGTGTTCGCTTTCAGATTGAACCGCAAAAGCTAAAGGTTTTTTGAAATGTTCCTCCCACAAACTGTTACAAATTGCAACGGCTTGTTCGCTTTCTTTGCCTTCGTTAATTACATAGCTTATGCAACGGGGCAAAAATTCATCTTTTTGCTCGCCTTTGTTAGGGTCTATGAATTGTTCATTAAACGCAATAAAGTCTTTCTTAATTGCTGGACTGTCAACCAATGCCACAAAACTAACTTCAGCATCATTACTTTCATCCTCGTTTATTATTAAATCGTAAATTGGCAATTTCATATTAATAATATATAATTTAAAATTAGTTGTTTAATTTATACTCAATTGATTCTCGCAGCGCGATTTAATCTTTGTATTCTTTCTTGGTTGTTAGTTACATCCGTTTCCAATACAAATGCCCTTGAACTAGCAACCCCTATTTGATTAATTGATTGACTTGATAATGTTGTAGTTTGTGCTTCAGGTTTAATTGGTGCTGCCATGCTGCCCATTGATGGTACACTACCCCCTCCTCCACCACCTCCGGGCACTTTTGTTGCTATAATGCTTTTAACTGCTTTAAATCCTGTTACTGATGCAGCAAGTACGGCAGGGATTGCAAGAGGAAAACCTAATTTTAATCCAGCAGTAATACCTAAATAAGTATTAATTAAAGCGCTACTAATTGCTATTGCCTTTCCTGCTGCGCTTTCCTTACCCAATACATCGCTTAAAATATTTAAAGTATCAACTGTTGCCTTTACTTTTGCATCTTGTAATATTTTTGCATCTGCTAAATCAATATCATTATATTTTTTCTTTGTAGCATTTATTTGTTCTTCAGATTGTGTAGTTGCTATCCTAACTGCATTTGCAGCATTTGAACTAATAGTTACTTTTGAAGCTGCTAATAACTCATCTTTTTTTATTTGGTCATCTTCCTGTTTTGTTTTTGCTGCTGCAATTTCTAAATCTAACGCCCCTTGTTTTCTTGCATCTTGAAAATATTTATCTGTTGCTGCTTGTTGTTTTGCTTTTGCTGTCTCATTTGCTTTATCTATTTTATCTTGTGCTGCTTTTACATCCAATGATATTTGTTTATTTCTATCTGCATCAGCTTGTAAAAGTTCTCTATTTAATTTTTTTGCTAGTGCTATTTGGTCTGAACCATTTACTTTTATTGCTTCATTATAACTTATTTCTGCATCAATTTTTCTTTTGGTATATTGGTCTATTTCATCTCCGTGTTCTTGTAAGAATTTTTTATTTTTATTAATGCTTTTATCTGCTGCTGCAATCATTCTATCGGTTGCCCTTGTAGCTTCATTTGTTATACCTACAAAATCAGTAACTGCATCAATCACTCTTCCAAAAAAATCAGTAATAATTTTTAAAGGGCCTATCATCCTTTCAATTGCAACCTTTACACTATCAAAATTCGCTACTAATAACCCTATGCCTACAACAAGCAAACCAATACCAGTTGCTATAATTGCTCCTTTTAACGTGCTAAATGCTTTTACAACATTTCCTTTTATCTCATTACCTAATAACTTAAATGAATCCATTGCCCCAGCTATACCGCTAATGCCTTGCTGCAAAGCCATTGCACTTTGTACTTTAAGCATCATCTTCTCCACATCCTTACCCTCTGCACCAAATAAACCCATTGCACCTTGTAAAGCACTAAAACCAGCAGTTGCACCTTGTAAAGCACCACCCAAAGCAACAAATTTCTTATCAGGGTTAAATGTTTCTGCTAGTGCTTTTGCATCTCCGATAGCATCTTTTAAACTTGCTACTTTCTTTGCTGCGTTTAATGCTTCTTTTGATGTTTCCCCAAACTGCGAAGCCATATTAAGCAATTCATTGTTAGCCTCTCTTAATTGTTTTTTAAAAGTGCCTACTGATGCTGTTGCCGCTTCTCCATTTACTTTTATCTCTAATGCTATCGTTGATTTTGTATCTGCCATTTTAATATTCTTTATTTATTACTCTTAAAAAATCTGCCTTCGTTGTTTCGTTTGCTTCAGGTGTATAATCAGTAAGTTTAATTAACCTATACAAACCACCATCAATATATTTAAAAATTGCAAAATCAAGATTGAATATATCCACATCGGTTAACTTTACATTGCAACTTAATAACCTGCTATCCTTATCGGTAATCTCTGCCATGTAAGGGCTATAATAAACATTAAATTGATTAACATTTAAAGCACCACTAACCAAAGTAAAAAATAGTTCTTGTGTTGCACCGAAATTTAAATCGTTTGCTACTGCATCAGGGTCGTTGAAATGTCCTGCATAACCGTAAGCAGTTTGGCTTGTTAATACAGTTACACCGTCTAGGATATTGTAACTTGCAACTCCTGTAATTTTCTTTGCTACTAATATCCTGATAACACTATCAATTGTTTCTTCTAACGCATTTGTTTGTTTAAATATTGTACTGTAAATTTTTTCTTCACCTGCATAACCGACCAATGGTGTAGGGGCAAAAATTAATTCTACATTTTCAGTCTCTTTTGAAAACTCATACTCGCTATCAAACATTCTGCTTCCATACCCTTCATTATATCTTTTTTTATATAACTCATTGTAATAATCATTATCATCTTTATATTTTAACATATAATACCTACTGTTTAATTCCGACATAGGTTTAATTCTAATCGGTTTTGCCCTATCTACTTTATCGCTCCAATCCTCTACACTACCATCATAATAATCTACATAAGGTTTTATTATTAAATGCTTTTCATCAAACCTATTTTCATCTACATAAAGATTAAATAGTTTTAAAATAGAAGCAAAGAAATCTTTTTGAAGAATGTTTTTAGGGATGCAATCATTTATTGTTATTGTATCACCTAGATTAATTGTTACAGGACTAACCGAATTAGTGCTTACTTTAAATGAACTTGTAATCTGCCTTAACGATGTTATACTGTATGATGGATAAGTTACGGTAAATGTATCATTAGGCGCAACACTTACATTATTAACGTTTATTTGTTTATTTGAAAATGTAAAAGGTAAGCTGCTTCCAGTTGTTATATTTACAAATCCGATAATCACTCCATTTTTTCTTAATTCAAATGGTTTAACTCCAGCCCCATCCTGTGAAATAACCTGACCTGATAATGCTATTTTAAAATTTGCAGTTATTGTACTTGCACCATTATAATACCAGCTTTCGCCATCAATATCACCCGAAAGGAAATCGCCCAATGTAACTGCATTCCACCTCCAAGCCGTTGCGCCTGTATAGGTTGCAATTTTAGCAGCTAATTCCATTTGCCCTGTTAGATAGCTTACTATTTTTTTTAAGTTATGTGGGATGATTAAACGTTTAAATCTATCCGTACTAAATAAATCACATTCATACGTATACCCATTAACCTCAAAAATCTTTTCTAAATATTCTTTTACAAATAAAGCAGGTCTAAACGTGCCATATTTCCAATTCTTTTTATCGGTAGAATAAGTTCCGTAATCAATATGAGGATAATAATAACCAGCACCAGCATTTTCATTCGCCCAACTTCCAGTAATATTTGCAATACTGTAAACGTGGTTGTAATCGCTAAAATCTAATTCCTCAATTTTCTTTGCCCCCATCTTCATTGATAATCCACCCAACTCACCAATAACACTACATTCATACTCTATATTCTTACCATCAATAATAATTTCAAGTAATTTAAATACTCCTTTAATTACTGTCATTCCATTTACTTGAATACTACAATTAGCCGTTTTACTTGCGTTGTAATTATACTTTACATTTGGGTCTACAATGTTTGTATAATTAGCATTATTAAACTCAAAAATATTACCTAGTAAATTATTATTATTTGCAGTTCCTGGCAATATAATTGTTTTACTAAATGATGTTGTTTTAGTATCTATTGCCTTTAAGTCACTTACCGAATAAGTAATTTGATTGCTTAATCCTTTATCTATATCTAGATCAAATCCTTCGATTAATATTCTTGTCATCGTAATTGGGAATATCTTGTTTGGTTCATATTAAATGTAAGTTCCAATGCCTTTAATTTATTAAATACATTTTTACTAAACTCATAATTATTTTCAGTCAATGTTACTGGGTAAAAATATCCTTCAATCTCCATTAATATTTGTGGTGATACTATAAGGTCTGCCATCCAAGTATATTCATCATCCGTTAAAGCGTCTGCCGTTAGCTTATAAGTAAAGTTTGATTTATTACTATAATTAATTGCCCCTTCATAATATCTGTTTGATGTGCTTTTGTAATCAACTGCATTACCGTTAAACCTGTAATCTCTTTGCTCAAATGCTTTACGTTCAACCGACATATTAAGCCTACTGACTAAATCAAATCTTTCACTATCCCACATTCCCCAAGCATTTACAAAGTGAATATTTATAGGATCGTACTTTGGATTGCAAACAACATTAACCCTTATTTTATCAAAGCTATTAAACCAAACTTCATAAAACTTTACACTATCATTTATTGTTATTCCTAACTCGGTTGCAATAGCTGCGCTTCCTATATTCATTTGTACAAATCCATTCTCTATTGTTGTAGTGCTTCCGCTTGCCGTAGCTATTTGATTATTAGATGCGTCAAAGGTTGAGCATTTTAAATTTAAGGTTGTATTAGTATAAAATGGAATGTATAAATTTTCACCTAGTTTAGTATTGGCATATAGTGGTCGAACTGTTAACCATTTATTTAATCTATCTGATAATGTAGCAACCCTTCTTTTGAATAATGGCGCATTGTAATTGTATGCCGTTACGCTTCCAGATGCTAAATTGAAAGTTGTTATTCCGCTAACTTCCTCACCTACTCTAATATCGTATTGTACAGCCATTTCACCGCTTAAATTTGGCTCATAAACATAAGCAGTACCAACTGGCTCAAACCAATTAAAAGTAAAGCTATTACGCACCGTAGCGCCTGCGTTAAAATATGCTTTACCATTTGATGGTTCGGGAAATTGCCTAACTGATATTTTTCTATTGCCACCTACATATACTTCAAAGATATATTTCATATCAGTTGAACCTGATGCCGTACTTGTAGCAACGTGCCAAAGGTCATCTTGTGCCGTGCTTCCGCTTGCAGGGTTTGTGTTAATTGTTATACTCATTTCTTTTTGGGTTGTCCTATTTGTATTACTATTGTTTGTGCCATTACTTCGCTTATATCTTCAATCATTGATTTCCTTACGCTTTCGGTTGCCTCATCAAAAAAGTTAGTCGTTTTAATACCGTACTTTTTTATCAGATAAATTAAAGTATTTGTTTTTAAATCAATTAAACTAATTTTTTTCTTTTCTAATCCTACTGCGTTTGTTGTACTTTTCTTTGTTGCTACACTTATCTTTGCCCTTCCACTTTGTATATAATCTTTTATTGATGCCCTTCCCTCGGCATTCATTCCATAATTTTTATATTTATAAGGACTTGTTGGCGCATTCTTATAATTCTTTACACCCTTAACCCCTTTATTAACAAAGTCATAATAGTCAGCCATGTAAATTCGCATGGTGCTATCATCCTTTGAAATCTGTGGGTCAATACCTTTTAGCATTTTACCACTTCCTACAACTTTGTTTTTCTCTATGCTTTTGCTAATTGCTTCTAAATAAATAGCAGCATATTTTTCAAAGAATGAAAGTGTAGCATCCTTTAAATCTATAACTTTATTGTCCTCTAAATTAAAGTCACCTTCTAGGTTTTTTCCTAATGCGATTTGCCTAGCTTGACTTTTTGTTATGCTCATTTTCTTTGTCCTGCTTTAATTTTAAATAAAGTAAATCATTTAAAAAATGTATTACTTTTAAATCCCAAACCGATTGTAAAGGTATTCCCTCGAAGTCTGCGACCATCTTGGCATTGTAAAGCCATCCAAAATGTTTTGTGAAATCGTCAATACCTCCGTCGCTTTCTCCTTTGCTATCCCCTTCGCTGTCATTTCGTTTATCAAATAAGGCTGGATAACTTGCATTGATACATTGAATAGAGTGTAAAAAAAAACCGCTGCATGGTAAGCAGCTTCGAAATCCATTGATTCCATTTCCTTTGATAAATCTTCATGCTCTACTTCAACCCATTTAAGCCATTTAAATCTAACTGGTGTAACTATTGAAGCCATTACCTTATGTAAGTTCTGAATAATATCAGTGCTAAAGGTTGCAACTTCAACATAGGTTGATGCCTTTGCTTTTGCTACATCGTAATTAATTTTATAAAAGCGCTTTCCTACCCTTACTATTTTCTTTGGTTTGGTTTTTAATAAATCTCTTTCAAATAATTTAAACTCATTATGTACCCTTGCACAAAGTAAATTAAAGCGAATCATTGACATCGCTTCCACCTGTTCTGGTGTTTTATTTGTTACTATCCCAACCATCTTAATCGACTTGTCTAGGTCAACATCGGTAGAAGTAGCCACATAGTACAACTCTTGAAATTGCTTAATTGTCATATATCTATTATATAAGTTTTTAGAAAATGTAATTAAATGTAATGATATTGTCCGCTTCCCTTGTTTTCTATACGGCATTTATTGGCTAGGGCAAGCGCATTAACACAGTCATCATGGAATCCTGAAGGTGCAGAATACCTTACCCCTGTCGATGTAAATAAGTATTCAAATATTTCTAATTCATCTTTTATTGTTCCTTCGGGGAATCCTATCTCGGCTTTATGAATTGATGATGCAAGGCTTTCCATTAATTGTTGTTTGCTGGTTGATGTATATTTAAACCCTGTCATATCGTTGAAATGCTTTTGTAAGTCCTCTACAATTGCATCACCTACTCCAGTAGAATCAATAAATATATGTTTATGCTTTCTTATCTGTCTAATTGTTTCTTTTGTTTGTAACCAATCCTTTTGGAAACGTTCATAGTAACTTACTTTACCATCACTATCTAATCCAATTATAACAGTCCAATCCACAGACTTTGCCAAATCAATACCAAAGTACATGGGTTCATTGTAACTTAAATTACAGGTACACTTTGCAATGTGTTCACTACCAAATGGATTGGCTGCATTTTCCATAGGGTTAGCCATGTATTCTTGCTCAAATACAACTGATGGCAATTGTGCTTTTGCATCGTTAATCTCGGATGTTAAAATATAAGGATTATCATAAGTGGTAAATTTAAAACTTTCCCAATCTCTTTGCCCGCCTTTCATGTAAAGAGAATAAAAATAGTTTTTGCCTCGTGGAGTAGATAGGAATAATGCCCTACCTTGATAATCGGTTAAGGTAGGTCTGATTGAATTTAGCCATCCATCTTCTAAGTTAGGTATAAAGCTGGCTTCATCTATAACTACTAAATGAAATTTTCTGCCTCTTAGGTTATCTAGTCTTTCACCTGTAAAAAATTCAACAGTTCCCGAATTGGGAAAATGAATAGTTAAATCGCTTTTGTTGTTTTCAAATGGTAGGCTTTGTGTTAGTTTCTCAAAGAATGTTTTTGCTAGTTTATAGGTCGGTGTAATGTAGGCAACATTCATCCCTTGTATTGCATTGCTAATAATTTCAACCTGTGATAATTCAGACTTACCAAATCTTCGCCCACACATTACAACTCTAAACCTTGCTTTTGATTGTAAGATTTTTAATTGATTTGTATGCGCTTCAGGTAGTTCTAAAATCATAGAATAGTTTTACCCTTTACAAATACTACTTCTATTTTACTGTCCTGTATTACTGCCGTTGTTTCTTTTGGCTTACCGTAAACCCTGCTCAATAAAGTATCTACTGAATACAAAGAACCTTTAGCCATTGACTTAATTAATGCATTTGCTAAAGTCTTTTCTAATATCGTGCTTTCTTTATTATCCCATACCGCTTTCAGTTCATCAACTGTCATTGCCATTAATACCTGAATGCAATCCATTACTTGAGCATTCTTGTAACCGTGTGGGGCTAATTCAGTTATGTACTTTCTAGGTCTGCCATTCCTATTACCTTTCCATGCTGCGCCTTTCTCGTATCTATTTAAAAATCCTCCATGTGGTTGTTTCTCTAAACTCATAAATTAACTATTTTTTCTCGTTCCATTAATAAGCTGCTGCAAGTATGGTTAGGTGCTTGAACCATCCTGTAATTAATACCCAACCCCATCGCTATTGTTGATAAGGCAGAATATCCACCCGTAAACATTTGAGCATAATAAATCATTTCAGCAGCAGTTACAAAATCACATTCAAAAAATTCTGCTTCATTATTATTTAATAAATCAAACTCACCCTTATAACCTAAATAAAAAACCCTATCGCTTAACGTTAGTAAGTATTTAATTTCTTTGTTCCAATCAAAGTTTGGGTCTTTATAGTTGCTGCCTGTATTAATTACTGAATACGTGTAATCAATTATAGGCTTATTATCTTCAATCCTTAGCCATCCATCCCTCCAACTATTATCTACCAATCCTTGTGCCTTTAAATGCGCCTCAATCAAATTTGAATCATGCCCTGCATAACCCCTGAATTTATCCAAATCAACATCAATAGCTGGCAGATTATCGCTTATAATAACATCGGTAATATAATTCTGTATTTTAATAAATGGTGCTATGCTTTCAGCCCTTTGCAGATTATAAGGTGTAATATACAAAGTACCGCCCCCCATCTTTCTTATTGTTGGTAAGCTAAATATAATATCCCCAGTTGCTCCACTATGCTTGAATGTCATACCATCGGTAAATTAAATTAAGGAAGTCAATAACACATATAGTACAATTAGTATTGTAATGGTAGTACGCATCTTTTACTCTGCGATATTCATCTAATAACTCTTTTTGAATATCATGGTTAAAATTGACTATCTCCCCTGTCTTATGGTAGAAATCGTAAAAGTGCCTATGCTTATCAAATACTAGATTTGTTTCTTTCTCAACTAATAATGCTTTTGTAGGCATTAAATCGTTGCTGATTAATTTCTTTGAAGTTGTACCTTTTGGTCGCCCACGCATAAAGTTCGTTGCCTAAATTTTCCCTTAGGCTTGGGTTGTTAATTAGTAAATTAATATATTTAAACCAGTCTTTTTGATTGTTTACCCATAACACAGGCGCATCAGCATCCATATTATAAGGAGCAACATTTGAACAGATAACAGGCAACCTCTTTGCTGCTGCTTCTAATATCTTAAGATTGCTTTTGCATCCATGCCATTCTGAATCTTCTAAAGGTATCAAAACAATATCAGCGTAATTGTACATATCCATGTAGGCAGTTGGACTAGTTGATCGTAATTTAATTGAATCATGCTTACCTGCAAACATTGAAAACATTCTATCCCAAATAGATTTAGTTAAAGGGTCGCTATCGTTATACCCACCCATTACCATTTGAATATTGCCTGTCAATCTTTTTAAAGGTTCTCTCAATATCTTTATATCGTTCTCATGACTTACCGAACCGCACCAAAATAACCTTACTTTGTCCGATGGTTCTTTAATATCGGTAAACTGATTAATACCATATGGCAAAGCATTGGGCATTATTACCGCCTTGTCTGTAAACTCTTTTACTTTATTCAATAATGCTTGATTAGTAACCGTAACCAAGTCTGCCTGTGATATGTTACGTTCAATCCTTTCGCCCATATCCTGATATGATTGGTAATTAATATGATTGTAAGGTAAATCCCAATGGTCATCTATATCCATAACTACTTTACACCCAAGCAGTTCCTTTGTTTTGTTCCAATTTAAATCGTATTGGCATATCCTATTATAAACTAAAATATCCCAATCATCGGTTTTATCTTCCGTTATAAAGTTGGTTACATACCCTTTAATATCATCCATAAAAGCAAGGGGCAATATTACTCTATGATATCCGCATCCTGATTCCTTATGTGTTAATCCGATTATATTCATGCTTTTGTATCTACTTTTGTATCTACTTTTTAACCTACTTTTTAACCTACCTTTTACCCTACTTTATTTTAATCGATATAAACCCTGCTCCAAATATTATTGCTATTAGTTCTACTGTATGTATTGGTAATAATGTAAATAATAAGGCTGACCAAACCGTTAAACATTGAATACAGTCAAATGGTCTTAATCGTTTAACTAAAGGTATTTTAAATATCCGCTTTAGTATGATATGACCATTAAATACATTGATGAAGTAATAAGCGAACGTAAATGCTGCTATGATAATAATATACATCTTAATTCTTTTTTTACTTTGTTAGTAATATTGCAAACGTGGTTGACTGGGATAGCATAATATTCTGCAACCTTCCTATTGCTTCCTAATTCAACGTATTTATTAAATATTCTTACTTCGTGGTCTGTGTTAATATCTATATTGTTTTTTGTGAGCGCTTTTGTTGCTTCGGCTGCTAGGCTCTCAGGGATAACCGGCAAATCCAATTGGCTATTAAAATACTCAACCGCCTTTAGTAAATCACTTTTTTTGTATTTATAGTAAAATTCACTTGTCTTTGAAGTAGCCATAAACCAACATATCTTAATAGCATACCGTAATAAGTTATTAGAAGCGAATAAAGCGCTTATCTTATCACAAGGCTGAAGTAATAAGCTAACTGCTATTTCTTGGCGCAAATCGTCTTGTATTGATTCAGGCTTTGTTTTGCCTATCGCTTTTATAAGGTCAGGATGGTTGTATATCTCCAGGACTATATCATTACACTTGTTCATCTAACCATTTTTGCGTTTCATCAATCCCATTTCTTTTAATGCTTAATGTTGGGTCAAGTTTAAGCATTCTGTGTACAATTACTTGGCAGTATTTAGGGTCTAATTCCATACCATAGCATTTGCGTTTAAGTTGATTTGAAGCTACCATAGTTGTTCCACTGCCTAAAAATAAATCTAAAATATTATTATTTTGTTTTGTTGTTTTATCTATTGCAAAAGAAATTAGTTCTACAGGCTTTTGTGTTGGATGTATATTTGCTTTTTGTCTATCATATTCCCATATGTCAGTATTTCTTTTACCATTTATTAAAATCCTTCCTTTATGTGCAAAAATAATAAGTTCATGTTGTCCAGCAAATGCGCCTTCTAAATCCCCCATTGACCAATTATTTTTCTTCCAAACAATTAAATTTTTATAATTAAAATACTCTTGTACTATTTTTATCCATTTGTCTATTGTTTGAAAAGAACCACAAATAAATATTGCAGCATTTTCTTTTGTAAATAATTCGATATTTGGCATAAAATCAATAACCTTATCGTCATTTTTAAGCATACCAAATGGATTGCCATTTTTATAATAATTGCTTTCATATTCATAACCATATGGGGGGTCAGTAAATATCATATCAGCCTTTTGTCCATTCATTAACTTTCCTACGGCATCGCTATCAGTTGAATCACCGCATAACAACCTATGCTCTCCTATCTCAAATAAATCTCCTATTACAATATCAGTCTCTAATCCACCATCAGGCACATCAAAGTCATCTTCTTCTGCTTCTATTTCTTTATAATCAAATACAGGTAAATCCATCCCCCAATCTTCAAGTTGTTCCATATCCCATTCGTTTGCAATATCATCCCAAGACCATTCGCCATATCCTAAATTATCTTTAATTGTATATGCTTTTAATTTTTTTACTGATGTATCTTGCGGCAATATTTTAACAGGTATTTCTTTTAGTCCCAATTCTTTACAAGCACCTAATCTCATATTTCCAGCAATAACAATTAATTCATTATTTAATGGATAAGCAATAACTTCTCTTAATTCCAACATTTCAGGGTCATCCTTAATTGACTTAACTAATTTTTTAAACTTGTCATCTTTTAACAATCTTGGATTTTTAGGCAACCCAATTATCTGTCCAGTATTATTCTTTAACTTATTAATACTAATTATTTGACTTATCATTAATTAATTTTTTAATATAAAATACTGAATCTAGTAATTCCTCATACAAATGATTTAATAACTGTGCTTTGTTTAAATCTGCATCATCTAATTTAGTTCCGTAGGTATTGATTCCTTTGGCTTCTCGATTATTTAAATCTGCATTAATCTGTTCTAATAATGTCATTGTGCTTATCTTTTAAAAATTGTAAATACTGTTCTTTATCCCCGAAATCAAGGTGACATTGACGACAAAGTGCTTGTAAATTTTCGATAGTATCTTTTGTTTTGCTTCTACCCATTCCACGTGCTTCTATATGGTGTATGTCTACCGCTTTATTATCGCATACTTCACAAGCAATGTAATCCTCAATGCCATACCCAAAATACTTCATGTATATTTTTGTGTGGTTTTTCATTAAAAAGGTAAATCATCATTTGAATTAATACTTACTGGCTTTGCTTTTGGTGTTTCTGGTTTTGCCTTTGGGTCGTAATCATTCAATGTAATCTTTACGTTCTTTCCGTACTGGTCAGGTTCAGCAAATATGCTAATGTTTAACTTGATGTACTTCTTACCATTGTATTCGTATGAATGCTCTAAGGCATCCGTAATACACAGGCTTGAACTTAGGAAAGTATCGTTAATTTTTTTACCGCTTCCCAATCTGATTTGTTGTTTTTTTTCTTCGTTCATTGTTATTGGTGGTTTAAATATTCATTAATTAATTTAATTGTATGTCCAAATCCTTGCCCAAATTCTGCTTTATATCCCTTGCCCCTTAGTTTTAACATCATTGTTTCCTGTTCTTCATGATGTGCGTTCTTTCTCATTGAGCCATCTTTTTTAAATACTACATTATTAATTGTTTTTAGTTCAATAAAGAATCCAGCATAAGCGCCCTTTGGTTCTGCTATAAATAAATCAGGATAAGCATTGGAATATTGGAGTGCTTTGTGTCGCTTAGCCATCCCTATCGACATTCTCATTCCTGAACTGAAGTCAGTTCTAAATATAACGTAAGGGTAGATTTTACGTATGTAGTCGCAAACTAACCTGTGTAAGTCTTTCTCTAACATTTCATAAAATTAAAATAAAGTTATTAACAAATAAAATAAAGTTATCAAAAGCAATTTAATTATCATCCTCTCTACTGGTTAATTTTTAAACTGCTTTTGATGTCATAGTTTCCCCCTCCTTTTTTGTTTAAGTTTATAATTTTGATACAACACTATTTTATAATTTATGTCACAAATTTTTATAAAACCGTGACAGATTGTAACGGTTTGCGTTGAATAATAATACTATTCGACGCATATTTGCAATGATTAATTCGGTATTTCCGAATTTGTAGTAATCAGGACAGGATTCGAACCTGTATATCCAATGTTAGGACGCCTCTAAAGAAGAGTGGTGGTCAACTAGGAATGGGAACTTTCACCCGTCTCGTATACTCTAATCCACTGGAGGTACTCCTGCTTTAACCATTAAGCTACCTGACTATTGATTTTATAAATTTTCTATTTCTTTTTCAACTTCTGCCCAATATGTAAATGTTGAATAAACATCTGTATTAAATGGGTTGCTATGTGGGTTTGCTAATATTATATTATCTGCTGCTATTAATGCACATTGTTTGGCTTCATAATAATTATTTGTTACCTCAAAATATTTATCAAATAATTCTAATGCTTTTCCTTTTGTTGTCATAATTTATATGTTTTTAATTGTAATTTATTAATCTGCGCCTATTTATATTCGTTTGCACATAATTCAAATAATGGCATTCCTGACTTATGTTTTTAAATGTATGTCAAATTAAATGTCGCACAATGCTTCTTTTTGTGATTTTTTCACAACAAAGTGTCGTAATGTGTAATAAATGTCGCATAAAGCCAACATTAGTTCCTTATATGACACTTTATGCATGATTTATCCGTCAAAATTCATGCAAAATGTAAAGTAAATAGCTGATATTTTGTTAAGCATAGTTTACTTTTCCTACAATATGCGCATTATAACTACTGAATTTGGCACAATTACACTTCCTAGATTGTCAATTTATATGCGGCCAAAACTCAATTAAATGTTATTATTTGGCAAAGTATAATGTTGAATGCTTCGTCATAAAATAACGGTTATGTCGGAAATATTCCGAATTATAGTCATTAATTTATCAATTATTAATTAATCATTCGCAGCCAAAATCGGGTGTATATACGAATGTTTGTAGCGCATATAAGCTAGTTATAAGCAATAAAAATTACTGCTTTTGTGCTACTGGATAGTCTGGTTCTCTGAATTGAAATCCTTTTGGTTTAATCAGAAAATCAGATTCTTCAGTTAGCAAGTGCCACTCACCATCATCAATCTTCATTTCAAATCCCATATCTCTCATACAGATATGCAACTGTTTTCCTTCTCGTGTTTCAAGTGTAATTGAGTTATACACCTCTTTCAAAATAATCTGATTTTCTTTAGTTTCTACTTTCATATCCGTAATTTTTACAGCTTATAACAGCACCTAACAAAAATGGCTGCATAAGTATTAGTTTTCAATTCAGAAGTTCTTACAAGCAGCCACTTCTGTTAGCTGCAAAACGTTAGCTGCAATCACTCAACCATATCAAAATCAATCCTATTATCATTCATGAATTCTCGCAGCTTCTCCCTGACTGGTTCGTACTGTTCCTTGCCATTGTATTTAATTTCAGACCTTAACCATTGGTCAAATTCCCACAAGGTACAGTACATTTTAGATGCTTTTGTTGCCAGTTCAAACTCCTGATTATCTTCAGGAAGATTAAAAATTAGGATTGCTTTCATCTATATTTTTTTACAAGTTGATTAAATTCTGCTTCTGCTTCTTTGTAATGTTTTCTTTTAACATATACTGATAGTTGGATATAATGCTCATTCCAATCTTTATTTCTTTTTGGTCTATCAGTACATAAGTTCATTAATCTTGCATTTGCTTTTAATACCCCTAAAGTTATATTTAATTCATTTGCTAATTCGGATTGTTTTTTTAGCTTATAATTTATTTGTATGTGCTTTTGTTGGTCTGATGTAATTGTTAAATTTCTCATTTAAAATAATTTTTTTTGTATATTTTTTAAAGTTTTTTCATTTGCTAATTTAAAGAAATCTTTTTTAATTTCAAATCCGTATGCTTTTCTATCGCATTGAATAGCGGCCAATAAAGTTGTTCCACTTCCAGCGCAAGGGTCAATAACTACCTCTCCTTTATCTGTAAAAATTTGTATTAAATGCTCTAATAAAGCAACTGGCTTTTGTGTTGGATGTACCTTTTCAGTTATTGTGTCTCTTATCCAATCCATACAATTGAAAACCATTTTTCCATTATTATTAAATTTAGGTAATTTATCCCGATACAAAATAATTGCATATTCACAATTCCCAACTGGTCGCATATTTGCTTTTAATACTTGTGCGCTAAAATTTTTCCTAAATACTAAATTAATATATTTCATAAATCCATATTTTTTAGCTTTTTCTATCAATTCAAATTGTTGTTCAAATGCGCAAAATACAATCATACAAGGGGCTTTTCCTGTTTCCTTTGGTTCAGGTCGCAGCATAGTTGAACAAAAATGCAAAAATTCACTTATTCTAAAATCTTTATCAGTATCAAAAAATTCTTTATTTGCTAAATTACTTTCGCCATTTTTATTATCTCCATCTTTATACCAAGCAGGATTTGAAGCATAAGCATTATTACCTAAATTGTATGGAATATCTGCAATTACTAATTGCGCTTTTGGAATATTATATCTTTTATAATTTTGAAAATGATCATTATATAAATAAGGCTTTAAATTTTCAATACTATTAATCTTTTTTAAATTATTTATTTCTTTTAAGTTTTCAGTTTGCATTATTTTTTTGTTTTTATTTGGTTTAAAAAATATCTTTTTTTATTTCAATTCCCATTTGTTTAAATTCCATTCGTTCACCTATGAACTGGAAAGGTATGTTTTTTAAATTACCATGCCTATTCTTTGCTATCTTAACAATACATTTACCTTCGCTGCCGTAAGTCATTCCATCAACTTCTATTTCTTTTATTCCGTATGTTTCAGGTCGCATTAAAAAGATAACTGAATCTGCATCCTGCTCTATGCCTCCGCTTTCCCTAAGGTCTGAAAGTTGTGGCATCTTATCCTGTCTGCTTTCAACTGCTCTACTTAATTGACTTAATGCCATTACTGGTATATTTAACTCCTTTGCTATTATTTTACAACCTCTGCTTATTTCTGCAATCTCGCTTTCCCTGTTTCCTTTCCTATCTACTCCACTCATAAGTTGAAGGTAATCAATACAAAGAAATTCTATGTTATATTTTCTTTTTAGAATGGCTGCCTTGCTTCGTAAGTCTCTGATGTTTAAACTTGGTGTGTCATCAATGTATAACTTAGCTTTTTGTAATCTTTCCTCACTTGCCATTAGCATAAATTTTTGTGCTTCCGTAAGGTTGTTGGTCCTTAAATAATGATGCGCTATACCACTATCCAAACTTATTAATCGGTTAACTAACTGCTCCCCTGACATTTCTAAACTAAATATTCCAACCGGCTTATCTTGTCTTAATACGTTTAATATTGCATTTAACATAAAAGCAGTTTTTCCCTGTGCTGGTCTTGCTGCTAGTATAATTAAATCAGGATTAACCCATCCACTAATATATTTATTTAAACTCTCCCATCCTGTATCAATTCCTATCTGACCATTTTCTAAAACTGCATCTCTTTCTTTTGCAAGACTCATGATGTAATGTGCCATCCCTTTCTCACTATTTTTGTATATGCTTTCTTGTGCGTTTAATATTTTATTACTAGCATTATTAAGATGGTTTTCTATTTCTCCCTGATAAGAATCATTTACTAATTCCTGACCAATTACAATACCTTTTCTTTGTAGGTAGTTTTGTTGAAGGATTAATATCCAATCATTCATTGAACTACTGCCAGTGACATTATTTGTTAGTTTAACAACTTCAAATGGTCCGCCTACTGTTTCCATTTGCTCGTTGGTAGTTAGGTGCTGGCAAACTGTTACAATATCAATTGCACTCATTTTATCATATAATCCTTGAATAGCTTTGAATATTAATTGGTTTTTAGTTTGGTAGAAAAATTCTGATGTAATTTTAGCAATGTAGGTATGTACTGAATTTTGTTCGATTAATAATACTCCTAGTATCCTATCTTCAACATCTTTGTTGTTTGGTGGTGCTTTTGTTGTCTTAGCCATTTTAAGCCTGTTTTTTGGTTATTTAATTGGTTCGTGATAGATTCTATCAAAAGTAATTTAAAATCAATCCTTGCTATCTTAAAATGCTTTTAAACGATATTAATACTCATTCGTGGATTGAAAATGTATTAAAGAACAATTTTTGTTAAAAAATCCCTATTATTTATTTCTTTACTTTCTTTCTTTGCATTGCCCTCCCCATTAGCCACCCCAATAGCCCCCCCATTTTTCCATCGTAAAGCAGCACCTTTTTTACCCTTGTCGCTTAGTTTTTTTCTCATGTCTAAATGCTCGGTTAATCTTTTAGAAAAGAAGCCATTTTCGGCTATTGTAAATAAATTAAATTCCTCAATTACTGCCTTTACTTTTACTTCATTTGTCTGCATTTGCATTGCCAAAACTGGGGTAATATTCATTGGTAGAATGCCTCCAGCCTGTGCCAAATTTTCTACTAAAAACCAATATATTCCGTAACCTTCCATACCTAATTGCTGCCTAAGAAATAGAATCTTTACATCGTTTGACGCTGCATAATCGTGGCTAAAGTAATAACTTTTATTCATTGATTTTTATTTTACGTTTGTTTTTATCAAAAATTATTTCTATAATTCCTTTATCCTGAAGTTCATTAAGCCAGTTGGTAATTGTCATTGTTGATACTTCGAAGCAATCGGCATAATGGGCATTTGATTTTTCTAGTGCTTTTGTATGCTGAAGATAAACATAAAAAAGTTTAGCTGAATTGTTTACTTTTAAATCGAATATATTTGAATTGATATTTATCATGATGTAAATTTAAGGGGTGGCAGTGATACCACCCCTAGTTAATTAATTAATTTCTTTGTAAATTCTCCTTGAATCTTTTTTATTCAATACTGAAAATTCACCATACCTGATTGCCCTACCAAACTTGTTAGTATGTGAAATAAATTCACAAAGGACATTTACTCCCATTGCACGAAGGTTTGTAATCCTTGCAGTTGGGTTAAGGATTCCATTCATCACTAGGTTTAATGATGTTTGTTTTTCTGTTAGAAGCAAGTTTAATACTTCTGCATTTTGATTTGTTGGTGCTGTCATTGTTTTGTTTTTATGGTTGAAAATTGTTTACTAAGTGAATGATGCTAGAGTGATGCATCTTTAATTTTTTACCTATCTGCGTTAAATAAAATCCATTATCTCTAGCTTCTTTAGAAAAATTAACCCTTTGCAATACTGTTTCATATTTACGATTATTAGCAGTTAATTGTTCATAGGTAATGTTATTTGTTATAAGATATTTATTTGTCCATTCATCTATATCTTTTTTTTCAGGAATAAATTGCTTTACTTCTTTCTCAACTATCTGTACCCTAATAGTTTCTAAAGGATATTTATCAAATAATAAAGATATTTTACCTAAAGCATAATCATCGCATTCGGTATATAACTGAATGTATTTTAGTATTGTTTTTAAATTATCGTTCATTTGAAATTTGATTATAAAGGTTATTAATATATTCTCCAGCCATATGTATTTTTTGTAAAAGTAATTCCATGTCTGCAATATTTGATTCAATCCTAAAAATAAACATTTTTAGGTTATCAGCTATTTGAGGACAATAAGAAACATAATCACAAAATTCACTTTCCGTTACTATCATATCACTTTGACATTGCCAGTAATATTGTTTATAATTCTTTTTAAAATATTCCTGACTATCAATGCAACCGTTATTAATATGGTTTGAATATTGGTAGGGGCATTTAATTTGAACTATCCCACCACCTTCGATTAATCCATCAGGTGTACCACCGTATAATCCTGATATGCTTTCTATATATCCCGAAGGGTTAACCTTGTTTCCTGTTTTGCCTTCATAGAATCTTATCGCTTCGTTTTCTAATTCTAATCCATGATTAGTTGCGTTAGATGTAAACTCCCTTTGTACACCAGTTAATCTTTCAGCTAGTTTACTTGTTAGATATTCTTTTGTGGTTGCTGATAATTGCCCTGCTTCGCTTTTTAACTTTGGTTCTGTCATTAGGTTATAAATAGTTGATGAAGTAAGTTTGCCCATCCTTTGGGAAAACCATTCGCTAGAATATTGTTCTATCATTTTAACGCTTTTATGGTTAATAAATCTTTATCCCTTAATACTAAATGCGCTTTTGCTTTCTCAAATATATCCCTTTCTCCATCATTGTACCTTGCAACTAAGCTAATCATTTTATCATCCGTCATAAAGGGTTTAACTTCCTCTTTATGGTTATTTGTAGCATCTGCATCTTTAGTATCATCAATTAAAAATAAACCATTTAATGCGTACTTTCTTGCATAACTACTAGACGCTCCGAATGATTGCGCTATGTCCATCCCTTTACGGTTTGGTTCTATACCAGCGCAAGCAGTAATTGTTATTTCTTGCCCATCTGTATATGGTGGATTAACTGATTCTTTAAATACTATCCTACTTTCGCAATAAATAACCCCTCCAGCTTCTTTAATTGCATCACTTATAACAAGTAAGCAATCATATTTTAAAAGTAAAGGCTTTACCGCTTCAAGGATATCCTCGCAACTTCGGTACTTGTACTTTCCAAACGCATTAGTTTGGTTTTTTGGTGCTTTTAATTCGGTTTGAATTTTAATTAGATTGCTCATTTTGTTTTTTTATTTGGTTAAATAATTCATTGTAAACTATATCTTCTGTTATCCATTCGGCTATTTCTACTGTGTGCCATTTGTCAATTCCTAAATCATCCAACTTATTGCATTCATCCCATCCTATAAAGTAATCTACTATTACATATTCAGACTGTTTCCAATCGGTAGGGTGTTCGATGTATAATTCTATACTGTCTTTCATATTAGATTAATTAAATGGTTACAAGATTGAGTTAATGCAGTTTTAAATTCTTCAGCAGTAATTTGTTTGCTTCCTTCAATCCATTTTAATAATATTTGAGGGCAACTTATTGAAGATATATCATTTAGTCTCCAGTTACTAATGCCTACATTTTCGGATATTATAGCAAAATAAGAATCTGCAATATGTGAATTTTCTATTTTAAAATAATAGGGTAATTCAATTTCAATTTCGTTTTCAACTTCTGTTTTAAATTTGTACTTCATTTTGGTTAATTTAAGTTGGTTAAAAAAAGTTTAAAATACTATCGGCAAATAAGGCTACCAAAATAATGATTGTAATAATAATTGCGTCGTTAATTTCTTTGTTTGTCATATTTTAATTTTTTGAATGTCATAAAATTGGTTCATTTCTTCTGCTCTATTGTTTGATTTTATTTCAATTCTTACCCCTACTTTAAAATCTTGCATCCATTTCATTAATGGTGGTTGCTTTGGTGGTAATACTGTTTTACTTACTTTTAGTTTCATTTAAGTTAGAATAAGCGGTGATGCAAAATTGCGGGAAGTTAAGGTTTTTACTTTTAGGTATTATCTTTTTGATTTTTTTAAATTCTGCTTTTAGTAAGGTTTCGTTTGCTCCTAGAAAGTTGTACAAATCTTCGAGCATTTTTAGTTGGCTTGGTTTCATTTTTGGTTTATTTTATTTTTAAAAATTATTGCTTCAGATTTTAAATAAAACCCTTTGATTATTTCTTTACCTATCATAACTGTATATGTTGGGTAAGTGTAAGGATTTTTAATTTTAATTTTTGCTTTCATAATTTAATTTTTTACTTGTTTTAAAAGTTTAGCTAAAAAGTTTTTTGCTTTTTTTTCTGAAGTTGTAGCAAACCTGCATTGGTTAGCGCTATCAATTACCATGTAAGT